ACTTTGCGCATGGCGGCCCGGATTCTTCGAACTTCCGGCCTTCCTTGCAGAGCCGCCGACCGTAGGTAGGGTGCCGACTGGCCCGAAGCCCAAGCCGCCATCTCAGAGGCAGGGCCACCACCCGAAGCCCCCAGAGATCGTTGTTGCCGACCTTGATGGTCGCTTGCCGAGCCCGCCCGCGCACCTGAGCGAGGTCGGCAAAGAGGTCTGGTCCCTTGTGGGTGAGCCCCTCGCCGAAGCGGGCATCCTCCAGGGTTCGCACCTGCCGCTCCTGTCGATGTTCGCTTCGGCGGTAGAGATGGCGCGGATAGCCGAGGAGGAGATCGCCGCCCATGGGTTCCTGCGGAAGGGCAACCCGAAGGGGAAGGGATCAGCGGAGGTTATCTCTCCCCATTTCCGTGTCTGGAGAGACGCCGCAGCGACCGCGAGGGCACTGGGCGAGCAGCTTGGGGCGTCCCCTGTATCCATGGCCCGCCTCGGGCTCGCGTCCCTTAGGGGTAAAACGCTCCAACAGCGGCTTATCGAGTCATTCGGTGACGAGTGATGCTGGCCGTGGACACCCCCCGGCTTGCCCGTATCGACCCCATCCGGTTCATCGAAGGGGCCTTGCGGCACACGATGGACCGCTTCGCCGGCCAGCCGTTCCTCCTCCGGGACTGGCAGCAGGAGTTCATCCGCGAACTGTTCCGGGAAGTCGCCGGGATCCGGGTCTACACGAGGGGTCTGCTGGGGGTCCCCAAGGGATCGGGCAAGTCGGCGCTCGCCTCCGCGCTGGGACTTCATGGCCTGGTCGCTGATGGGGTGTATTCCCCAGAGGTCTATGCCGTGGCCGGGGACAAGTACCAGGCCCGCATCGTGTTCGACGTGGCGAAGACGATGGTTGAGTTCTCACCGAACCTCGTTCGCGACCTGAAGCTCTACCGGGACGCGATCGAGGACCCGAACACGGGAGGCGTGTTCCGAGTCCTCTCCGCCGACGCGCCCCTCAAGCACGGGTTACGACCATCTCGGGTCATCTTCGATGAGGTTCACGTCCAACCGAACCGCGAGCTCTGGGACACCTTGGAAGCGGGGCTCGTCAAGCGGTACGACGCGATGATGATCGGCATCACGACGGCGGGCTGGGACGAGGACTCGCTGCTGGGCGACCTCTGCCGCGAGGGTGCGAAGGGCGAGGACCCACGTTACCTTTACCGGTGGTTCGGACTGCCCACTGACTCCCGGATGGACCCGTTCTCCGAGGAGGCATGGGCCATTGCCAACCCGGCGTTGGGGGACTTCCTTCCCGTTGAGGGTCTTCGAGATATGGCGCGGCGCCTACCGGAGTCGGTGTTCCGCCGGCTGCACCTGAATCAGTGGGTCGCCTCGGAGCAGGGATGGATCAAGCCGTCGGAGTGGGATGCGCTTCGTGGCAAGGTTGCCATCCCCGACGGCGCGACGGTGGTGCTCGGCGTGGACGCCGGCATCAAGCACGACTCAACGTGCGTCGTGACGGGATGGCTGAACGACAAGGGCAAGCTCATCGCTGACTTTCGGTTGTGGGAGCCCGAGGACCGCGATGACGAGGTGCTCGACCTGGGACTCGTGGAAGCTCACATCCGCGACCAGGCTAAGCGTTACGACGTGCGCGAGGTTGCCTATGACCCGTACTTCTTCACGCGCTCCGCCCAGATCCTCGAGGACGAGGGATTGCCGATGGTGGAGTTCAGCCAATCCAACGAGTTGATGGTGAAGGCCTCGGGAACCCTGTTCGACCTGATCCGCACTGGTCGCCTTACCCATGCGGGTGACAAGCAGGCACGTAAGCAGGTACTCGCCGCGGTGGTGAAGGAGACCGAGCGCGGCTGGCGTATCTCGAAGGCCGCGTCCAAGAAGAAGATCGACGCCGGGGTCGCGCTCGCGATGGCGGCGTGGCGCCTGGCAGGACAAGGAGAGGAACAACCGTGGGTGATGGTGCTCTAACGATCGTGATCGGCCTCGGAATCGTGATGGCTCCGCTGCTCGTGATGGCGGGCTGGTTCGCGGCCCAAAGACAGCAGCGGGTTGACCGGCTCATCCGACATACCGTGATCATCGAAACCACAGACGCTCGGACCATCAAGGGCGTGCTCGTGGCGTCCTATGCCGACACGTTCGTCATGGCCCACGCGGTCTACGTGGGCGTCGGCCCCGACGGGGGTCAGACCGAGTTCCAGCTTCCCGGCGAAGTGTGGGTTCCTCGCGGCCAGGTGTCGTTCATCCACAAGCCCTCCTTGCCTGACGCCGCACCATCGAACCTGTGACGGTGCTGTTCACTACCGAAGGCCGTAAGGCCGTAGAGTCTCGCGGCTACGGTTCCTATCCCGGCTCGTTCCGACGTGCCCGCTATGTCGGCTCCGTTCCGCTCGTTGGGAATCTCTCATACTCCTACGCCAAGATCTACAAAACGCAGCCGTGGGTCTACGCAGCCGTGCAGAAGTTCGCCCGCGCCGTCGGGCAGCTCCCGCTCAAGGTCTACCGGGGCGAGGGCGAGGCCAAGGAGCGCATCCGTGAGGACGGGACCTCGGCCGGCGCACTCGTGTCGTTGCTTCGCGAGCCCTACCGCAGGTGTACGCCGACCCACTTCAAGCGCACCTGGGAATCCTCGATGAAGGTCTATGGGAACTTCTTCGCCGTCAAGCGTGACCCGTTCGCCGAGGCTTCGAGTCTCGGATTGCCGACAGGGTTGTATCCGGTCGGCTGGTGGCGCGTGGAGCCGATCGAGGACCCACCGGGGACCCTCGCCTACTACGTCATCCGAGACGACATGGGCAAGCCCTATCCGTTCATGCCGGAAGAGGTCATCCACGACGGCTACTGGTCGCCCGATTCCGTTGTCGGCATCTCACCGCTCGAACCCTTGCGGCGCACGCTCGCGATCGAGGACGCGACCTCGCGGGCCACGCTCGCCTCCTATGCCAACGGCGTCCGGCCGTTCGGGGCGCTCGTCTCGACGCAGGGCCGACCCTTCACCGCGGATCAGGCGGCGAACATCCGCGCCGAGATGGAGGAGACCTACGGCGGCGTGGACAAAGCGTTCCGTCTCGCGGTCCTCGGAGGGGGGCTGTCGTTCGAGAAGATGGAGATGGGCTTCCATGAGCAGGAGCTCATCCCCGTCCGCAAGCTCGCACGCGAAGAGGTCGCCGCGGCCATGTCCATCGACCCGACGCAGATCGGCATCTTGGACAGGGCAACGTTCTCCAACGTCACCGAGGCTCACCGGGGTTTCTACATGGATTCGGTCGGCCCGGACCTCGTGGGGATCGAGGAGACGCTCGAGGCCCAGTTGCTCCGGCTGGAGCCCGAGTGGGCCGACCTCGATCTTGAGTTCGACATGAACGAGGTTCTGAAGGCGGACGTGGGGGCGCGTGGGACGTTCTATGCGCAGCTCATCCGGCTCGGGTTCACGCCGAACGAGATCCGCAAGCTAGAGAATCTGCCGCCGCTGGCGGGTGCGTGGGCGAACTCGGGCTACGTGGCCCGTGAGCTCCAGCCCCTCGACGAGGAACTTCAGGGGGGCGGGCGCATGTCGGTCGCCGAACTGGCAGTGGCTCTGCAGAAGATTTACCTCTCGGTGGGGAAAGTCATCACCGCCCAAGAGGCACGTGAGATCCTGGACCGAGAGGGCGCGGAGCTAGGTGCACTGCCAGGGGATCTGCCTAACGTGCCGTCTGGGCTAGGGGGGCAGCCGTCCGCGGAGGAGGCTGCCGAGGAAGCAGTGAGGGCACTCGTCGGTCATTGGCTCCAAGCAGGTGGCACCCAAGGTTAGGCGGGGAGGGCGGCGTGGAAAGCGGCGCGTCGGGATGGGTCTCTGCGGCGTACCCGCTCATCCTTGACGCTGCACTGACCGTCAACGTGTGGAGATAGTGCGCGCTCATCTCGCGGCGAAAGTCCAACGACGGGCCTTCCCCGTTGAGTTCAAGTTCGATGACGCCGGCCCTCCTGGTTCGTTCACTGGCTACATGTCGATCTACGGCAACGTCGATTCCTACGGCGACGTCATGGTGCCCGGTGCCTTCGACGAATCCATCGCAACGCGAGGGCTGCCATTCGTCTCCTTCGAACATATGTGGGACTTCACCGGACCCATCGGGGAACTCACCGCTGCCGAGGATGACGACATAGGTCTCAAGGTCGCCGGACAGCTCTACATCGACGATCCGTTCGTGTCTCGCGTCTACCGCGCAGCGAAGGCAGGCGGTATCCGGGACATGTCGTTCGCCTATATCGCGGGTGATACGGAGGAGATCGACGATGACAACGCCGCCGATTATCCCGCGGGCGCGACCCGTGCCGTCAAGTCCGTCGAGTGGCTGGAAGCAGGCATCGTCGTCAAGGGTGCGAACCCCGAGGCGGGCCTATTGCAGGTGGCCTCGCATCAGACACGGGATCTCGTTGCATCCGTCCTCGACTTCGACTCCGCAGTTGCGGATGAGGAGTTCATGGCGCGGCTGGAAGCCGAGATCGAAGCCCGCAACGCTCAGCGGCTCACGGGCGAGGAACGCCAAGCCTATCTGCGCTCCTTGACCGCGCTGCGACTGTCCGACCTAGACACACCCAACCAAGGAGATATCTGACGATGAGCATGGACGAGATGCGACGGAAGGTTCAGGCGGACCTCGAAGAGGCCCGGAAGGCTTTCAAGCAGCGCAGGGCTGCGCTGGATAAGGCGCTGGAGGACATCAAGGTGTCCGGTGAGGACATCACCTCTGACAACGACAAGTTCGCCGAGTTCAAGGAGAACTTCGGCACCCCGGCTCAGGAGGCAGCGAACCGCGTCCGCGACGCCGAGGTCCGGTGGAACGAGGTTCTGGACATGGCGGGGGCCATGGGTATCGCGGTTCCTTCGGCTGACATTGACACGGCCTCCGCTCCGAAGGTGGAGCGTCAGGTCCGCACCATCCGCGAGCTGATCAGCAAGCGGCTGGCCGACTCGCCCGAATACAAGGCGGCTGCTGAGCGCATCGGCAAGGTTGGTTTCTCCGGCGCCCGCATGGACCCGATCGAGCTTCTTACCCGCGATGAGTTGGTCGATTTCATGGAGCGCAAGGCCCTGGTGACGGGCGCCTCAGCGACCTCGGCCGGTGCGGCAGTCCTCAACGACTTCCTGCCCGGTTCCGTGGACCGTGCGCCATTCGCTCCCAACCGGTTGCTCGACGTGATTCCGGTGGGTCGTACCGACTCTGACACCGTGGACTACCTGGTGGAGGACGCATTCACCAACGCTGCTGCGGAGACGGCGGAGGCGACCATCGTCACGGACGGTGCGCTGCCCGAGTCTGCGGCGACGTTCACTCGGGTCCAGGACCCGGTGGAGCTGGTCGGTCACTTCATCCCGGTGACTACGCGAGGCTTGGAGGACTACGGCCAGTTGGAGTCGCTCCTCGAGCGGCGCCTCATCGGTGGGGTCCTGAACCGGATCGAGAACCAGGTCTACGATGGCAACGGGACCGCGCCCAACCTGTCGGGCATCACCGACCGAGCGGGCATCCTGTCCCAGGCCCTAGGTGCCGACAGCCGTTCCGATGCGATCCTCAAGGCGATGACCGGCATCCGCATCGGTGCCACGGTCAACGACACGATGGGGATGCTCACCGTAGCCGTTCATCCGTCCGACTGGCAGGACATCCGTCTGGAGAAGGACGCCAACGGCAACTACATCTACGGTCCTCCGACCGGTCCGGTCGGGTTCTCGATGTGGGGCTATCCAGTCGTTCAGGCCATCTCGATGACCGCCGGCACGGGGCTCGTGGGTGCCTTCGATGAGTGCGAGCTGTTCGTGCGGCGCGGCCTGTCAGTGGAGTCCTCGAACACGCACTCAGACTGGTTCATCAGGGAGATCGTGGCGCTGAAGGCCACGACCCGACTGACGTTCGTGGTCTACAAGCCCGCGGCCTTCAGCAACGTGACCGGCATCTAGGACGAGATGCCGCTCACATTGCCCAGGAAGGATGGAACGTCCCACACCGTGACCGGTGCGGACTACCAGGCTCAACAGGAGCGGGAGCTGCGGGGGCCGGATAGACCGGCCCCCGTTCCCGAAGAGGACATGAACGGCCTTCACACCTTGGAATCGGATGTCTGGGTTGACCGAGGCGACGGGGTGCAACAGAAGCTCTACCGCCACGGAACCAAGATCCCGGACGAAGAGGCCATCCGGCTGGGGCTCAAGAAAGCCCCGAAGCCAACCAACAAGAAGCTCACACCGGAGAACAAGAAAGGGTAATCCATGCCAACGCCTGTATTCGACGAGGACAAGGGGGCCTGGGCGCAGGCTGCTGCGATCGTGGCACTCACCGACAGCTCGGGCGGAACCCCATCAGATACCATCGTCGACGTTCCGGCGGCGTATACCGAGGCCACGCTCGCTAACCAGATCGCATCGCTCGCGACGAAGATCAACGCGATCCGCACGGCGCTCATCAACGCCGGCATCTTGGCGACGGACTGATGGCGCTTTCGCTCCCGAACTCGGGCGCGGATGTCACGGTCTCTACAACGGCGGTGTCGCTCATCGCCGTGAATCCGGCTCGCGTCTCGCTCATTCTGTCCAACGTCTCGGCGAATGGCTGTCGGGTCGGCGCTGCTTCTGTGACGGCGACCACGGGCCTCAAGCTCGCCGGCAACACGCAGCTCGTCCTGAACCCTGCGCCGACGACCCAGGTCTTCGCCATCCGTGATGCCGCTGCGGACGCGGTAGTCAACGCTCAGGAGATCGTGAATGCCTGATGGCGACGCTCTACGACGGCCCGGTCACCTCGCTTGCGGCCGTGAACTCGGCCGGGGCGGGCTTTCCTGACGGCGTTCGCTGGTACTGGCTCACCGACCATAACGGCGACGATCGTGAGGGGGTGACCCGTGGCTGATCAAACAACGGTCGGCAATACCACTGGCCAGCCGAATGACTACATCGTGTCCAGCGATGATGCTGGGGCGAGTGGTCAGGTTCAGCGCGTCAAGCTCGCCCAGTCCGCCGATGGTTCGGCTGCCCATGTAACCGCCGACGCGGATGGCCTACTGGTCAACCTGGGCGTAAACAATGACGTGACCATCACCGGTTCCGTCACGGTGGCGGACGGCGGTGGATCGATCACGGTAGACAACGCCACCCTGTCAGTGGTCGGTGGGGGCGTTGAGGCCACTGCGCTCCGGGTCACCATCGCCAACGACTCCACGGGCGTTCTCTCGGTAGACGACAACGGCGCGTCTCTCACGGTGGACAACGCCACTATCTCTGTGGTGGGCGGTGGTACGGAAGCAACCGCCCAGCGCGTGACCATCGCCAATGATTCCACCGGTGTCCTTTCGGTAGATGACAACGGTGGATCGCTCACGGTTGATGGAACCGTAGCCATCTCGGGGACGGTCACCGTTGACTCCGAGCTCGCGGCTGCTGCTGCGCTCACAGACAACTTCGCCAACCCGACCACGGCGCCCGTGGGCGCGTTCGCCATGGTCTGGGACGGGGCTACATGGGACCGGCTGCCGGGGAACTCGGTCGATGGCGCGCTGGTCAACCTCGGGGCCAACAACGATGTCGTCGTCTCTGGCTCCGTCTCGATCACGGGCGGGGTCGCGGTCACCCAAGGTACAGCCTCGAACCTGAACGCCGAAGTCCAGGGCGACGCGGCCCATGATGCTCCGGTGACCGGGAACCCCGTTCTGATGGGGGGTCGGGCGCAGGCCACCGCGCCGACCGATGTATCGCTCGACGGCGACGCGGTGAACGCCTGGGTCCTGCGTAACGGAGCTCAGGCCACGGCCCTTACTGCCGCAGGTGCACTTATCGGCGGCGATGCGGCCAACGGGCTCGACGTCGACGTGACCCGGCTCCCGGCCCTGGTCGCTGGCTCGGCCAACATCGGTGACGTAGATGTACTCACGGTCCCTGCCCCGCTCTCCACGACAGGGGGCGGTACAGAAGCGACAGCACTTCGCGTCACGGTCGCCAACGATTCCACTGGGCTGGTCTCGGTCGACGACAACGGCGGGAGCTTGACGGTCGATGCTCCGGTCGGCACGCCCGCGAACGTCCAGGTGGGTGACGGCACCAGGACCGCCACCGTTCGAGACACTGGTACCTCCGACTCGTTGAACGTTGCGATCGTGGACGCAGCCGGCGCACAGATCACGTCTTTCGGCGGGGGCACGCAGTACACCGAGGATGCGGTTGCCGCCACGGATCCGGTTGGTACGCAGCCCGTCATGACCCGCCGCGACGCCCCCACGGCTCTCGTCTCGGCCAACCTCGATGTTGTATCGCAGCAAGCCACGAACTTCGGTGCCGCATACGTTCAGGTGGTCTCGAGCGGCGGCGCGCTCATCGACTCGTTCGGCGGTTCGGGCGGCACTGCTCAAGCCGATGAATCGGCGTTCACCGAAGGCACCACGAACATGACGCCGATCGGCGGCGTTCTGAACGACACGATCACCTCTGATCCTACCGAGGATCAGGCGGCAGCCGTCCGCATCACGGCGAAGCGCGGTCTGCACGCCAACCTCCGCAAGGTCGATGGCACGGAGATCGGGTCGGGGGCCGGTACCGAGGCCAATGCCCTTCGAGTGACGCTGGCGACGGACTCTACGGGCCTCGTCTCGGTTGACGACAACGGCGGTTCCCTCACGGTCGATGGCTCGGTCTCGATCACCGGAACCGTCGACACGGAACTTCCCGCAGCGGCGGCGCTCGCGGATGGTGTCGCCAACCCGACCGTCCCGGGGGTGGGGGCGTCTCTCATCGGCTTCGACGGAGTGACGTGGGACAGACTGAGGACGACGGAAGCGTTCGCAGGAACTGGCGACACTGTTCCGATCGTTGGTGCTCTTGCCGCTGGCATCGGGCCGGGCTTCGACGTCAGGGACAATCCGGCGAACCTCGGTACGGCGGTGAACTCCGCCAGCGTCTTCGACACGAACGGTGCCAACCTTGTAACGGTGGGCATCAACACCACCACCACAGGAACGTTCACCTTCGAGGGCACGGCGGACAACACGAACTGGATTCTGGTCGCTACGTGGGAGATCACGGCGGCGGCGCAGTCCAACGCTATCGTCACATCAGCCCAGACACCGACGGCAGGGGGTGTTTTCCAGATGAACGCCGCCGGGTTCCGTCAGGTCCGACTGCGAACCGTGTCCACTCTCGGGGCGACGATGGCTCACTTCTTCACCGCGAGCCTTGCGCTACCCGTTCAGCATGAGGTGCATGGGGCCATCCAGATCGATCAGCCCCTAACAGCCTTTCCTATCTACGTTGGTGGTCGGGCTTCGACTGCTATCCCGCCTGCCGTCAGCGCAGACGGCGACGGACAGTGGATATGGATGAATCGAAGCGGAGCCATCATCCCGGCGATGGCTCCGCACGTCGGAATGAACTCCGATCCATGGAACCTCGTTCACGAGGCGGCTCAGTACACCTCTACGCAGACTTCTACGGTCCTAGTGACGGGTGGCGCAGGGGATAAGATCGTCGTGACGAAAGTTCAGATCCAGGCGGGCGGTACCGTGGCGGGTACCCTCCAGCTCTATTTTGGGACGGGAGCGTTCGCGCGCGGCACCAACCGCGCCATCTTCGACGGGGAGTTCGCGCCCTCGGCCACACTGAAGCCGGGCGTCGTGATGGACGGGCCGTTCATCGCCGGCACGAACGGCGACGACGTGATGGTGACCACGTCGACCGCGATCAACCCATTGACAATCAATCTCTGGTACTACGTGGTGACGTAACCCGTGGCTGTCGCCTTCTCCGTCGAGCGGGCCGAAGACCCCGACACCACCAACCAGACGGCCTACACGGTCGGAGCGGCGTTCACCCCCGCGGCCAACACGCTTCTGATCCTCGTCAACGCCTCGGTAGACCAGACGGATGGGACGTACACCATCTCCACGGTGGCCGGGGGGTCGCTCACGTGGAACTCGATACGCGCCGCGCTCGCGCAGACATCGACCGACTTCTACCGGCTGGAGTCGTTCACGGCGCTCGTCGGCGGATCCCCTGTGTCCACGACCGTCGTGGTGACGCACTCGGAGTCGGTCACCGGGCATATCGGCTGGGTGGGCGAGTTCACCGGACACAACACCACGACGCCCATCAAGGCCTCGGCCGTGGGAACCTGGACGACGGACCCGAGCCTGTCTCTGGCAGCGGCGCCGGATTCTGACTCGCTCGTGCTCATGACCGGGCAGCTTCGCCGGAACCCTCCTGCATGGACCGAGGAGGCGGGATGGACTGAGCACATGGACATCGGCCACGGCACACCGCCGAACGGTGCGGCCGTCTGGTCGAAGGCGAACGACCAGTCGTTCACCGCGACCGGAGTCGACCTCGCGGGCGGCGGGCAGATATTCGAGATTGACGCCGCCGCGGCGGGCGGAGCTACCGAGGACGAGTTTTACATCGGAGCCGGCTACTACGGCCACAACGCCTACAACTATCGCCGCGGTAAGCGTGAGCGATGGGAGCGGTGGCGGCCCGGGCCGACGCTCCTGCGGTCCTGGACGAGCGTTGACGGCGTTCTGGTCGCAGCGTGGGTCCACCCGCTGCGCGACGAGATCCTGGGCGCTCGAGACGGCCTGTATGTGCCAGTCTTGAGAGAGGTCGCCTAGTGAGCATGTTGATGTTGTTCCGGCCTAGCGCAGGTGCGCCAGTAGTGGTGGCACGGCCGTATGACATGACCCCACGTCCCCGCGACTTCCGAACCCTCCGATTCACGATCACGTGTCTCGCGGCGGTGGCGGGAGTGATGGTCTGAGCCTTGAGTCGGGAAGGACACTGAGATCGTGAGGATGGTGAGCTAGTTGGCCTATATCGTCTTTGGTGACATGCGGAATGGAACCCTATATCCGTATGTGCGGGTCCCATCCTCCGGGATCGGTGCGGTCACCGATGCGCGGCTCACGTCGATGATCGTGGCAGCCTCGAACATCATCGACACGTTCACCAACGACCACTTCGAGGCCTCGGCCGCAGCCACCATCCGGGTGCACGGCACGGCCGAGCTGAAGCTGATGCTTCCCAAACGGGTCCGCGCCATCACATCGGTCAGCGTCGTTGACTACGCGGGCACGGTCACGGCGTTCGACTCGACGTACTGGCGCATCCACACGTCGTTCAAGAGCGTGTCTGGGACCAACATCATCCAGTCGCCCACGGGTACCGATGCTCTGGAGCTCAAGAAGTTCCTCACGGTCGGCGACTGGATCGGGAACTGGCCGGCGCCGCCCTCGTACATCGAGATAGTGGGTGACTTCGACTGGCTTGCTACGCCCGAGATCGTGAAGTGGGCCGCGGCGACCCTCGTCTGGTCGTGGTGCCGGTCCGACTTCCCCCCCGGTACGGAAGAGGTCGACTCGGGCTCCGTGTCCCTTCGTCGCGGCCGTACGCCCGGATGGTCGACGGGACTGCGCGAAGTGGACGACGCCTTGCGCTCGGCGGGGATGGTGCGCGAGCAGTACGGGCATGTGGCGGTCGTATGACGCAGCTCGAACGCGATATCACGAACCAGCTCATCACGAACTTCACGTCGGAGGTAGCTGGCACCGCAGACTGGACGTTCTTTCGGGAGGAGCCGCTGTACCACCAGGCGGTCGGACAGAACTGCGCCGTCTTCTTCCAGTCTGAGCAACAGTCCATCGAGGACGCAACGACGGGCTGGATGACTTGGCTACAGACCTACATCGTCCGCTACTGGGAGCCTGCGCCCGAGGGACCGGGGCTCGTGGTGGATGAGGCAGCGGCGCTCGCTGTCGAGGTCATCTATGACGATGTGATGCTCTCCATCACCAACCACCAGGGTGGCGTCGGCACCTCCGGCAGAACTTGGGCCACGGCCGGTAGGAAGTTCCTCCTCCAGGACGAGAAGACCATACGTGGTTTCGAGATCGCGCTCACCGCGACCGTGAGTCGGGCCTACTGATGGCGTTCTCCAGGATCGTCTGGCAGCCCCAGCGGATCACCCATCCCCTCCGCGCAGCGTTCCGGCCGGCGGTGTTCGGCGTGGTGCGGACCGCACGAGCCATCGCACCGGGACCACGGGCGCGGACGGCCACCAAGGTCTCCTTTTACAAGATCGACGGGGGCGCGGTCCTTCATGCTCCCAAGCTCGGGCCGCGCATCTACCCCATCGTGTCCGGTTCTCGTTCGGGCATCCGAGAGACCTCCGGTCACTTCGTCATCCCCGGCAATCCTATCCGGGTCGTGAAGCGCATCGACCACCCTGGCACGAGGGCGAATCCATGGCTCTCCCGCGCCGGGGCGACCTTCGGAGCCGAGTACAACCGCGCAGCCCGCATCGCGCTCGCTCGATCTGGAAGGGCACTCGGACTGCGCTGAGTCCTTGACCCGCTAGCAGGATGGGGCTTCCGGGATACGGGGTTCGAGATCCAGGTCCGGATCCGCAGGCCTGAGTCCTATGCCTTAGAGCAGAGAGCCCCCGGAGGCCTCCAGGGGCTCACGCCTTGGGGGCTCGCTAGAGCCTCCCGTCACGGCTGCCAGCCCGCCATTGCCGTGTGTATCGGGCCGACTGCGTAGCAGCCTACCATGCCTAGCCGCGTCGTCTGGGACTGATGGCCCACTGCGTTGAGTCCTTGACCTGCTCGTGATCTTGGTTACGTGGCGAGATTCCACCTTTCACCAGGCGCCGAGATCGCTGGCAACGGGGACGGCGGCGAAGAGATTCGGATGCTCTTCGATGACAAGGGCTACCTAGAGGTTCCCGACGGCTTCCAGGAAGCCGAACGCCTGCTCGCTGCCGCCGGGCTCCAACCCATCAGAGAACCCAAGAAGGAGTCCTAAGTGCCCGTCGTAACCCCGGCTAACAATTTCCTTTTCGGCCTCCACAGGCAGACGAACGAAGCGACGGTCGGCACCGTGGCGGACTACTCGTTCCCGGTGTATTCCTCGGACACGGGGCCTGAGTACGAATCTAACCGCGTCGAGGTCACGGACGCTGCTTCCATCGAGGCCGACCCTTACAAGGGTCCGACGTCGCAGCGTGCCAGCTTCGAGGTGCCGGCGTTCGACAACGCGCTCGGGACGAGCCTTCAGGCGCTCTGGCCGACAGACACCGCGACCGGCACGGCTCCTTCGAGGGTTCACACGTTCTCCGGTCTGGGCACGACGCAATCGTGGATGTCCTACTACACCCGATGGGTGCCCTCGCCGTCGCTGGATCAGACCTTCGGCAAGGGCCAGTGTTCCGGGATCACGTTCGCCATCGGCCCGGAAGGCGGGCCGCTGCGGGTAACCAACACGTTCGTCGGACAGGAAACCACCGTCGCCGCCTGGACGGCTACAACCGCTGCCGTTCTAGCGGATGGCTGGCTTGGGATGCAGTATTCAGGGGCCGACATCAGAGTCGACTTCGACACGCCGAACGTGGTTCCGACCGTAGTGGTTACGAACTTCCGTTCCCTGTCGTTGAGCGTGGGTCGTACTGCTACGCCGGAACCGACCGCTGATAGCGTTCAGGTTTCGCGCATCAGCCAAGGCAAGGTCGTGAACACCGGCTCGATAGAGATGCTGTTCGATAGCTGGGATGCATACCGGGCTTCGTACTTCGGCTCGGTCGGCGGTTCTGCGGTATCGGCGACCATCGTCTACGGGGCGCTGCAACTGAACTTCAAGCACAGTGTCTCCGCGACCTCGCTCCTCGGGATTTACGTCCCAAGGGTTCAGTTCAAGGTCGGCATCCCGGTCCCGAACCCCGACGGGTCGGCGCTCGTCCATAGCGTCGAGCTCATCATCGCGAAGCCCACTACCGGGGATCACGTTCAGCCAACGCTAACTAATAACGTCACCCCTGCGTACTAGGCCGAACACGGACGCTCTCTCGCTCCAACGGGAGACCCGAGTATAGGAGGTTCCATGTCAGGAGCTCTCGAACGATTGAGAGAGCGCAACCGCGCCGACATCACGCTTGAGTCGGGGACGGTGGTCACGCTGCAACTGCCCAACCTGCGGGATTGCTTCGCAGCCGGCGGTATCCCGTTGACGCTGTTGGAGAAGGTGAACAAGCAGAGCCAGGAGGCATCCAGCAACGGGAAGACCGCGCTCGACCCCGAAGAGACGGAACGCTACATCGAGTTCCAGCGGCTCCTCGTGGCCAAGGCTGTTGTTGCGATCGACGGAGAGTCCTGCGAGCTCACACCTGAGGACGTGTCCGCGTTCGACGACGCCGAGTTCTACGAGCTCCTGGGCTACGCGATGCGGGAAAAGGCGCTGCCGGGAAAAGGCGCCGCTGGTGGCAGCGGCGGACGAAGCGGAATCCTCGGGTGACAACGGACGAGCTGGCCCGATTCCTGGAGTCCCCCACCGGCAAGCTCTACGGGCGGGTGTGCGAGCACTACGGCCATCGTCCCGGCGAACCCCTGGAAGACGAAGACGACGTGATGGCGTTCGCCCTCGACGCTGCGTTCTTCGTGCAGGCCGTGGAGCACGTCAAGTCACTTGACCAGCCCGAGATGGGTGACCTTCAACCGGCTGATGGGCGGATCGTGACCGACCTTGCTCGGCAGATGGCCGAGATGGAGCGCGGCTGATGCCCGGTGCTCTCGGGTCCTTCCTCGGCGGATTCGGCGGATCTACGGTCGGCGCTGCAGTCGTTCAGATGATCCTTGATACGAAGCAGTTCGATGCCGAGCTTGCCAAGTCGAAGGCGCAACTTCAAACCTCTACGGGTGCGATGGGCGGCGCCCTGTCGAAGTTCAAGGGGCTCGGTCTGGCTGCTGGTGCCGCCGCGGCAGGGAGCATCGTTGCGATAGGAGCCGCGTCTATCAAGGCTGCCTCGGATCAAGAGGAGGCGCTGAACAAGGCGCGGGTCATCTTCGGGGAGACATCTGCGACCGTAGAGCGATTCGCTGCGACATCTGCGGCCTCCTTCGGTATCTCGAAGACGGCTGCTCTGTCTGCCGCGGGGACGTTCGGCGGACTGTTCCAGACGGTTGGGATTGCAGCCGGCTCCATCGACGACATGTCAGTGAAGCTCGTCCAGCTAGCCGCCGATCTCGCATCATTCAACAACGTTGACCCTACCGAGGCGCTTGACAAGCTTCGGGCGGGGCTGGCCGGAGAATCTGAACCGCTGCGAGCACTCAACGTCTTCCTCTCCGAGGCTCGCGTGAAGGCGGAAGCCTTCTCCTCCGGGATCGCTACGGTTGGGTCGGAACTGACCGAGGCCCAGAAGGTTCAGGCCCGCTACAACATCATCGTCAAGGACTCGGGGAAGGCCCAAGGAGACTTCGAGCGCACATCGGGCTCCCTGGCGAACAAGCAGCGGATCTTGACTGCGAGGTTCAAGGACGCTGCGGCCGAACTAGGCGACTCGCTCCTGCCTGTCGTCACAGCGGCGACAGAGGGGCTGATCCTTCTTGCGGATGCGCTGGAGGTAGTCACACGGAACACGACAAACTTTTTCAAGGAGGTCTCCGAAGTCCCCGGTGAGCTTGAGGGGTTTCTATTCGATGTTATCCCCGGCCTGGAATGGCTGAGCAGGAAACTAGATGAGGGTGGGACAGCGACCCTTCGTTTCGGCCAGGCCATCGTTGGGACGGGCGGCGCTGCTGAAGTGATGGCCGATTCGACTCTCCGTACGGGCAAGGCTATCGAGGGGGCGGGTGCTGCTGCCGAAGAGGCGGTGTCCCCACTCGAAGCGTTGGCAATCGCTCACAAGGAGGCCGCAGAGAAGGCGAAAGCGCAGAAGACCGCTGAGTTGTCATTGGCAGGCGGCTTGCTGGGTCTGATAGGGAGCGTACAAAGCGTCAGGGATGCACAACGTGAGGTCGTCGCGCTCCGAGAGAAAGGCAAGACCGGCACTAGGGCTTTCAGGGATGCCGAGATCGATCTCCTGGGGTCGCAGATCGGTCTTAAAGAGGCCGTGCGGGGGTATGCGGCCGAATTGGATGAAGCCGGCCTCAAGCAGGGTGCCGTCATCCGCGAGCTCGTGCGGTTCGGACAACAGGTGGGCTTGCGGCGCGGTGAGGTGCTCGACCTCGTTGCCGCCCTCAATACCCTTCCCTCATTGAAGCGGATCAATGTTGAGGTCGATGTGAGTAGCACCGTCCGGGGATCGTTGACTGCCGCAGAGGTCTCCCGCGCCCTCGCCGGATCTCTCGTGAGGCTCCGCTGATGGCTATCACTTTCCAGACGGCGACCGTGAACATGAACTCGGGAAACTACGCGCTCGTCGACCTTGAGCTCGGCGTCCCCCCTCGAGACGAGGTTTGGATCGAGCCTATGAACTCCGTAGCCGACCCCACGCTCGCAGCGCGTATCGACCGGAAGACGCTGATGACCATCACCCTTTCGGTGAAGGGAACCACGACGGCGAATGTCGTGGCAAACGTGAAGGCCGTACGAGATGAGTTCTGGAACCAGAACAACACGATCACCTACGCCATCGGGGTGGGTGTCACGACGCTCGCCATCAAGACCTACCCCACGTCCATCGCTCCCCCGATCGGCCAGGCAGACAACCTGTACGTGACGGCCTCGGGACAGCTCCTCATCCCCCGGTGGGAGTTCCAGGTCTGGCGCCATCCCTACGTGGCCTCCGTGCCGGTCGTGGTGTAGATGGCCGTCGCGCTGCCGCTCAACGTCGTGAAGGTGCAGAACGGGGTCAACACCCGGAATCTGAACGGCGGTGCTGCGAACGCCGATAACATCCGTCACTCATCCGTTGCGAACGGCGGCTATGAGCTCTTGGGGTGCCGCATCCCGAAGACGGAATACGACTCGTTCGCTTCGAGCGTGTACGTCTACGGAGCAGCGGTTGAGGCACGGCTCCTCACTCCTACGGGAACCCAAGTCTGGGATGGCATCCTGCGGACCGCTGTCCCGATGCCCGATGAGACCGTGACCCTTGAGGCCATCGGCAACAATGTGCTGCTCGAGGAACGGGAACAGAACCTCCTCTGGCAGTCGCGGTTCTACGGGGACTGGTCGGTGGGCTCGGACGATCCGTTCGACTTCAACGACTCGGACGCTTTCAACGATTCTGTCCGCAAGGGGTCGATCCAATGGCAGGTGCCGAAGGGTCAGAACGTCCAGGGACTCGCGAACCCCGTCAACAACCCCTGCGACCGTTCGCGGATCATGTGGTTCATCGACAACACGATCGCGGTTCGCCGTGTGGCGGGCCGTATCAAGCAGAACGTGTCGGCCGGCGTGTATGGGCTCCGTCTCGAACGGTGGATCACCGTGAGCACGACGACAACCGACGCCGAAGTGGTCGCCGACCTGTCGAGCCTCATCAACACCGTCGCTACGGATACCTTCGATTCCGTCATCACTGTTGCGAACGCCCGGCCCGTGATGGGCTTCCTGTTCTGGCGAACCAGCAACACGACCGCCACGGCCAGCGCGCTCAAGGTGTGGATCACAGAGCTTCGGGTGAGCGGCAACGCCTACCGCACAACCCCCGCCGACTGGGACGTCTACTCGGTCGACCAAGTGGCAGCGGACCTCGCCGACAATCTGGGATGGGCAGTCGGCGCGACCTCGCACTCGTTGAACATCCTTCCACTGTGGTGGGACGAGGGGACCTGGGCCGAGCTCATGGACTACCTGGCTGCGATCTCTGAGCGGTATTGGATCGTGGACACCGGCCCGACACTTCGCCTCCGCTCGTGGACGTCCGGGAGCCTCTGGACCGCCAACGCTTTCGGTTCGTCCGCTCATGCGCTCGCGGATATCAGGCCTTCCGATGACCGCTATACGCATATCAACATCACTTACCGCTACATCGATAAGCGCAAGTGGCGACACTTCGAGCTTCCGACCGGTGTGCCGTTCGCCGCTGGCCGTCGGCGTACCTTGCGGTTCCGGATAGCTGACCCTCAAAAGAAGCCGGCTACCGGGATCGTCCCCCTGTTCGTGTCCTCGGTTGCGTCCGCGTTGGCGACCGAGTACGGCACGGAGCTCCTGACCGGGACCATCACGCTCTCCTTCGCCACGAGCGGCACCGAGCGCTCCTCACACGAGATCAAGTCCGGTGACCGAATCACCATCTCGGACTGGCCGGGGGGAGCCAAGACGTTCAGGATCTATGAGACAGACCACCGCGACGACGCGCCGTCGATACTCGGGGTAGGCCGGAACCCCCAGACACTCGAACGCCTGCTCCTTCGACGCGAGAAGCGACAAGCGCGAGCAGGGGTGATCCAGTCGTGAGATGGCGAGCGTGTTACTCCGATGGTGCGGATCTGTGGGACGGACCGGGGGCCTATCCGACCATCGATCGGAGCCGGCTCGAGCGGTTCGAGGTCTACGGGGAAGGCTCAGTGCCGCTCCTTGCGGTCGATGTTCACGGACGACTCGTCTACCGGCTGCGTAGGTGGGCAAGGACCGACGGCACGCAGGGAAGTGCCGTCCTGGTCGCCTGTGAGGCCCAGGATCGATCGGAAGTGGATCTGTGGGTGATCACCCCAGGTGAGCGCGGAGCGACGCTCAGGTGCCAGCAGGGCTACGGGGATGACGTGTTCACGGCACCACCTGAGCTGCAAGAGGAGGAACGGTAGATGGTTGGGCAAGCGGTCTGCTCTTTCGCGGATGGGTTCGAGGCGGGGGAGCTTCACGCTTTCGTGTACGCGGGGCAATCGAACGCGTCCCTCGTGACCTCTCCCGTTCATTCGGGGACCTACGCGGCACGGCTGAACGTGACCGTCGGGCGGGCCTGGCTGATGCTCCACTACGACGGTGCTGCGTCCACGATCCAGCGGTGGTACGTGAACTTCACCACGCTCCCCTCGGCTAATGCCTACGTCCTCTACGGGCGAGAGCAGTCGGGCACCGCCCACAGGATCGGCATCGCGTACAACGCGGCCACGGGTCGGTTTCGGTCGTTCGCCGAAGACCTCGATGAGACGTTGTTCGGGGCCGACGGCGACGTGGCCATAACGGGCAACTGGATACAGCTCGATATGAAGATCACCGACACCACGGTTGATTGGCAGGTGGCGGGCAACGCCCAGCCCTCCGGTTCCTTCGCCAGTATCAGCGGCGGCGCGATTGGGCGATGTTCCCTGGGGAACCAGGACGGCGGAACGGCGACGTTCGATTGTTATTGGGATGACGGTGTAGGGGTTCAGGTGGATGCGGCTAAGACGCCGCAGTACCCCATCGGTGCTGGGTATGTCGCGAGGCTCGTACCCACCGGAGTGGGGACGCACGTCGGGGCTTCGGACTTCACCGACTCCGGCTCGAACAACCCGCCCGTGAACCCGCACCTGTTGGTAGATGAGATCCCGACGGCGGAGGCTGATACGGACTACGTGGCCCAAACCACCCTGAATACGGCTTCCTACATGGAGTACGAGCTGACCGACCTCCCCTCGGATGCCCTCATGGTGCACGGGGCCAAGACCTTCACCGGTTACAAGGGTCCCTCGGCGGGAACGTCGGGGCTCGGCATCCGGGTCGTGTACGGCGGCACCGAGACGACGTTGTTCAACGCCGCGGTCGGGGTCGGAACGGCGAAGGAGTACCTGAGGGCCGACTTCTCGCCGACCGGGTTCCCGCTTGCTCCGTCGGGAGTGAACGGCTTGAAATACCGCCACGGATTCTCCGGCGATGTGACGCCGAACCTGCGGGTGCATGACGTTGCGGTGAACGTTGCTTACGGCACCACGGCTCAGGGACCAGATCGGGCCACGACTCTCAAGGGCGCCATCAAGATCATCCGCTCAGGAACGAGCACCCTCAAGGGATTCATCAGGGGCGGGCGGAACACGACGCTCACTGGCTACATCGGATACGCCGGGCCGAACTTCCGGGGGACCTTCACCACGACCGAGCGCGACGCGCTTCCCTACAACCGGGTGCAAGACGTCATCATCAACCTGACCACCGGCTACGAGGAGATCTGGGACGGGGCGGCGTGGGACCAAGGCAGGCAGATAGTCGTTGCCGAGGGGAAGAGAACGACGGCCGGGTCTCAGATAGTGAAGCAGACGGCCACGGCCACCACGATCGCGGCGTCCCCTGGAACGAAAGTGCTTGGGTTCGATGCCCCCGGAGGGTCTGGCAACGGTGTCGGGAACACGGTATGGAGGTCGACTGCCTGGGGCAAGGCAACCGGTCCCTCGGACGCTACGCCGGACACGTTCACGGTCCATATGCCGACGCTGACCACGCCCGGCGCGATCACTTTCGTCGGACCGGTCAGCACCGCTTTCACGGACAAGTTCTGGCTCGTCGAATCGGTCGCGTCGGCAAACGCAGATGCGACCCAATGTCGCAGCGTTACGAGGCTCTATCAAGAGCTGTCGGGGACGCTCGTGGTCACTGTCTGGTTCGACGCGTCGGACTTGAGCACTGTGCCGGGTTACCACATCACCGTGACTCGACCTTCAGCGGCAGGCTACTCGATGACGGCTGAGGGCACGAGCATCGTCGTTTCTCAACCTTGGGGATAGGAGACTGACATGGCAGCTGGAGTTTCCATTCGACATTGGACCGGCGCCGCCGGTTCTCCGACGAAGACCGATGTAACCTCGGCTACCACGGTCGCGGTGGCCGACAACGCTCACTACGGCTCGGGGACCATCAACCCGGTGACGATCCCGTCGGCGGGGACGAACTATTCGTTCTGGGTGCCCTACCGGCTGTTCGTCGATAGCACGCCGAACTCATCCATCGGAACCATCCGCTTTCACACCGACGGAACGAACTCTTCACCGACCGGCGTAACGTGGAAGGGGAACACAGCCACGTCCTACATCCAGCCGACGGGCACCGTGGGTACGACTGGCATCATCCTGAATACGACGAACTACTCGACGCTCGCGGGCGCCACGGTGGACATCTTCACCTGGACGAGCGGTTCGCCCAAGACCATCACGGGCTCGCTCTCGGCTCCGTCTACGGGTGACCTGGGGGACCTGCTGGTGGTTCAGATGGAGGTCGCGTCTACCGTCGTCACGACCGGCGAGACGACCGGCGAAGTCGCGACGTTCGTATGGGACGAAACTTAAGATGACCGTTAGTTCCTGTGCAGCCGGTGATCCTGCCTTGGCAGCTTCCTCCCCGTCCCTTCCGGGCCGAGGTATAGTTGACCTAGCAAAAGTGGGTGAGGGGGCGGGGAACCAGTTCCCCGCCCTCCCGTATATCCGGGCCACTTGAGATGGCCACCTTGACCCCACCGACACGGTGGGGGTGTGCGGCGGCTCGCCTGGCTCTTACCGTTCCTGCTCCTTGCGGTGTTCCTCCCGGCATCCCAGGCTGTCATCCAGGGCGAGCATCGGTTTTCCGTCTTCTGCCGCATCTCGCACACCTCGGCCGATGACCCGATCGTGTTCCCCGGCCAGCCGGGAGCTGCGCACGAGCATGCGTTCTTCGGTCCCCCGAGTCTGAGCGCGGGGAGCACGTATGGGACGAACACGCACGACACGACAACATGCGAGGCTCCCGAGGACACAGCGGGCTACTGGACCCCGACGCTTCGCATCAGTGGGAGCCGGGTCGTTCCCCGAAGCGTCTTCGCCTACTACCGTGCTGGCATTGGCGAGGGCCGCATCATCAGGCCGTATCCCCCGGATCTTCGCATCGTCGCAGACCGGTTCGCGTGGCTCTGCCTGGATTCCCAGACGTTCGCTAGCCCGCCCAACTGCGACGGCTCGCCCGGACACTCCAATCCTGGAGCGCAGGGCGCGGGCCTGCGTGTCACGTTCCCGCAATGTTGGGACGGCTACCGCATCGACTCCCCCGACCATCGCTCCCACATGGCCTACCCGGTCGCCGGGGCCTGTCCCCCGTCGCATCCCGTCGTCGTCCCCCGGCTAGCTCAGAACTTCCGCTACGGCATCCGAAACCTCACCGGGGCACAGATGGCCCCGAGCCCGGATGGTTCCGTGGCTGGTCCTCACGCCGACTTCTGGAACACCTGGGACCAACGGGCGCTGGAGATCCTGGTGGCGTCGTGCATGGGTGCAAGCAAGTCGCAGGGTGACGCCTTCTGTGCTCGTGTGCAAACGGTCCCCATCCCCGGCCCCTCGCCATCGCCCTCTCCGAGCCCAAGCCCAAGCCCGTCACCTTCCCCGTCACCCTCACCCAGTCCTTCCCCATCGCCCAGTCCTTCCCCATCCCCCAGTCCGTCGCCGACTCCGGGACCGGGCTTGCACGTGGCCGGCGCGGGCGACCTCTGCGGCAACTGCGGACCAACGTCCGATCGGGTCATCGCGCTGGGGCCGGACCTCGTACTGACGTTCGGCGACAACCAGTACCCCTCGGGGACGCTCGCGACGTTCCTTTCGAACTACGACCCCCGCTGGGGCCGGTTCAAGACCATCACCCGGCCGAGCGCGGGCAACCACGACTGGCAGACCGCCAACGCTCAGGGCTACCGTGACTACTTCGGATTCCCCACTGGGCCGCTCTGGTACACCTACGAGCGCGATGGGTGGACGTTCATCGCGATGGACACCCACCAGACCGGCACGAAGCCCGCGCAGGTTCCATTCGTCGCCCAGGCTGTTGCCGGGGCGCCTACGTGTGAGATCGCCTACGGCCACCACCCGCGCTGGTCATCCGGATCGAATCACGGCTCGGACCCATCCCAACAGGCGCTCTGGCAGACGCTCGTCGACGGCAGGGCCGATATCGTCATTTACGGCCACGACCATGAGTACGAGCGGTTCGGAACCCTGAACCGCAACGGCCAGCCCGATCCGAACGGTACTCGCGAGTTCGTCGTCGGAACCGGAGGAGCGGGCCTGTATGGGTTCGGCACTCCGCTGCCGGGGTCGGAGCGCCGCATCCTCGCTCACGGGGTCATCTCGCTCCGGCTCGGGGATGGGGCCTACACCTGGCAGTTCGTGAACACGGCCGGCCAGGTGCTCGACTCGGGAGCGGGAACATGTCGATGATCTGCTCCGAGTGCGGAGCACTAGTGGCTGTCAGCGCTGAGAAGTATTGCGGTGGCTTGGATGAGGAGCGAACCGTAGCGTTCCTTGCGTCCGAAACCATCCTGACCTCGTGATATACAAGCTGCGGTCGGCGGGATGGTTCGCCGAGGTCGGCGGGATCCCCGTAACGAAGATGAGGCTCCCCGCCGGCTTCTACGGCGGCTGGCCCGAGGCTCCGATAGGGGCCATGTGGCATTTCACCGCGGGCTGTGGCGGCGGAGCCGAGGTCTTCGGAGTGCTCAAGGCCCGCGGTATCTCGGCGCACTTCCTGGTCGATCGGCAAGGGCGCATCTTCCAGTACGTGTCGCTGCTCGACAGAGCGGCCCACGCCTTCGACGCGAACCATCGCTACTACGGGGTGGAGCACGCCGCCACCGTCGCCAATGGCCCCTGCCCGCTCACCGACGCGCAGCTCGCCGCCTCCGCGAAGCTGATGGCCGGGCTCGTGGGCTTCATCAAGGCTCACTGGGGGACCACGGTACCGATACGCCACGTCGAGGGCTGCCGCTTCGCCGCAGGTTTCAAGCAGCACAACGACGGACTCGGGAGCCCCGAGTGGCCGTGCCCGTGGAACCCGAACCGACACGTGGACGGGCTCTATCGGTGGTCGTGGACGAAGTACCTGAAGGCCATTACCGACGCAGCTACTCCCACGACGTTCGTGTTTCAGGGCCGCCGGTATCGGAAGCTGCGGAACCTGTTGCGGAGGCTCAGGCGTCGGCTCCGCAGAGCGCGAGGCGAGCTCCACGTGGAAGTGAGCTCGCGGTGAAGGTTCGCTACGGCTCCGGCACCGATCAGTGGGTGGAGATGGACCCCTCGGACTATCGTAGGTATCTGGCCGGTGTCGATGAGCAAGCATCCCGCGACGCCGCAGCCGACATGGGTGAGTACCTGGAGTTCGAGCGCATCGTGGAGGTATCCAATGTCTAAGAAGTGCTCGTCTTGTGGTTACTGCCCGACCTGTGGTCGTGTCAACGCTCACTTGCTGCCCCAGGATCCGCCCCACGTGACTTACGGGCGGCGAGGGTGAATGGGTTCGGGCGGGTTCGCCTGGCCATGGCCTGGGTCATCCTGGGCGTCTGGGTGGGATCCTTAGTGCTTGAGGCCGTGCTACCGAGCTACGACGCGCCGACCTCTATCCACGTCCTGATGATGCTGGTGGCCGGGGCGATGTTCGGGCCAAAGATCGGGGGGAGACACTGATGCTCGCCGTGGGCCTGCTCCGCGATTCCATCCTGGGACTCTCGGCTTTCAGCGCGGGCGTCGCCTTGTGGCTCACGTACACCAGCGTCCGGACCCGCGTCCGTTACTGGTGGGCCTACGCACTCGCCGGAACTGGGTTCGCGGTCCTCGTCCTGCTAGTGGCTGAGGCCGTGTTCGGCGCCTCGTCCATCCCTGTGACGTGGCGCTCCGTCCTGTACGCAGTAGCCCTTACCGCTACGGGTATCGGTATCGGAGGGATAGCGCGAGATCGCGGTGGTCGATGAGTCCCGGTCCGTACCTTCCCGAGCCTCCCGAGGAGAACGCCGAGCTTGAGCGCGTCGTGGCGGAGCCACGCTCACGGCCTATCCTCGTCGCATTCGTCCTGGCGGTGGCACTCGGCTTGGGTGGGTTCCTCGTCGGATTCACGGTAGGGGGCTCCCCCGCCCTGGACACGCCTGGATGTGTGCTCAAGGTCTACGGGGGGCTGCGGACGTCGGGGGACTTCGCCGACCCCAAGGTGTGGGCGGAGCTTCAGGCGATCGCCGACAAGAACGGCTCAACCATCGCCAAGGGAAGCCTCGGCCCGACCCCGATACTCGTTGAGCAGGACTGCACAAGCGAGAGCCGACGTGGGTGAACGTCCGGCGCTGCTACTGGTGCGAGACCACGATGCGCCTGGATCGTGGCGGGTACTGGGTATGTGTTCATTGCGATCTTCCCAATTGTCGAGCTGTCGGGCTGTGTTTGCTCTGCCGGCTCGTGGATGCGAAGGTCCGGATAGACAAGCTCTTCAAGAAGAAGCGTTGACGTGAGGGAGGACATCCAGCGTCATCCGTCGGGGGCCAGGCCGATCATCAAAGTGTCTTGGCTGGATGCCTCCTTCGAGTTCGACTTCGATGTTGCGCCGAGGCCCGTGATCGTCTCGACGATCGGCTATGAGCTGCCCGAGCGCCTGACCCCGTTCGGGCACGTTGGGGTCGCCGCCGAGTGGCTGGGTGGGGACCACTACCGCGCCGCGACGTTCATCCCGACCAAGAGCATCAACCACAAGGAGGTTCTGAAACCATGAACCATTGTCCCGGCTGTTCGTGCCATGTCATCGTGGCGTGCCAGCACTGCTATTGCATGGGTGGTTCTAATGGCGGCACCACTGCTGGTCCGCCTCGTGTGATGTGCTGCAAGTGTGGAGACCGCCACGGATCCGGCAACTACACTTACAGCTTCACGAACCACGCCGCCGCCGTTTCAAACATCCTTACTTACGAGTGGCCCAATACGACAGGAGGCAACTCCCGATGAGCAAGTACAAGGAGCTCGTCATCAATGCGCTGCTCGCCGGGTTCTGGGCTGGCCTAGCTGCATGGCAGGTCTCGGGTGAGTGGTCCAAGGGTGCCCTGTTCGCTGCCGGTGCAGTCGCTTTGCGTACGGCGGTCGGCTACCTCTGCCAAGCAGTGGGACGCCCGGTACCCGTAGACGTGTGACGAATCCCCCGTTCATCCGCTGTCCCATCTGTGGGGAGTGGATCCGGGTGACTGACGACGCATGTTTCCCGTGCGGCACGACTTTCCGGGGTTCCGAGCTCTGGGAGATGTACGAACAACAGGACAGATAGGAGGAAAGGGTGGCCGAGGACACCAAGAAACCGCCCAAACGCTCGCTGGTGGAGTTCCAGCGGGACAAGCGACGCGCCGCGTGCGTCGTCTGCTCGTTGCCGAGCGACCTGTACGAACAGCTCAAGCTTGCGCGGGCTCGGAAAATCTCTCAGGTGGAGGCTATCGACTGGCTGAAAGAGGAAGAGGGCATCACCATCACCCGTGCCGACTTCTCCACCCACAATTCCGCACACCACGACACCTGGGATGAGCCCTGATGGCCGAGAAGAAGAAGCTCGGGCTGGAGGAGTTCGTTGCAGAACGTGACGAGGCGAGGTTCGCGGAGAACCAGGAGATCGCCCGGACGCTCCGTGCGGCGCGGGCCGACGCAGCCGAGTCCCGCTCCCGTCTCGCGGAGCTGGAATCGCGGCTCAAGCTATTCGAGGGACTCGAGGAAGCCCAGCTCACACCCCCCGCGTGGCTCACCCCCGAGAAGGCATCGAAGCAGATCCATGTGGCTACCCCGGCGTTCGTCTACACCGACGCCCATACGGGGGAGACGGTCGACCCCGGTGCCACGGACGGCCTGAACGCCTACAACCGGGAGATATCGGCGCAGCGCCATCGCCGGTTCTTCGAAAAGGCGATCGTCACGGCTCGGGATTACCTGTCGGGCGTTAGCTACGACGGCGCGGTGGTGTTTTCAACTGGGGACGACGTGTCGGGGCTCATCCACGAGGAGCTGCAGCGGACGAACGCCGAGACCGTCATGGAGTCGGTGCTCTCAGAGGCCGAGCACCAGGAAGCTGGGTTCCGCATGCTCGCTGAGGCTTTCGGGCACCTCCATGTCGTGAAGGTGCCGGGGAACCACGGACGCTATAAGACAGGGCGCCCAGAGCACAAGAGCTACAACAAGAACAACTTCGACTGGCTCATCGGTCGCCTGGTGGCCAAGGAACTCCGCGCCGATGACCGGATCACGTTCACCATCGCCGACGCACCGAACGCCCGAGCTCGCGTCTACGACACGCGATTCCTCGTCACCCACGGGTTTGAGTTCAAGGGCGGAACTGGCATCTCGGGCGCCCTGGCGCCGCTGATGCTCGGTACTCACCGCAAGACCCGGCGCGAGGCGATGGCTGGTAAGCTGACGGGCGAGCGCCGGGACTACGACTGCATGGTGATGGGCCACCTGCATCAGCGCATCTCGCTTCCGGCGAGGGGTGTGCTCGTCGGAGGGTGCCTGAAGGGCTACGACGAGTTCGCTTACGACTACAACTTCGAGCCGGACGAACCCACGCAAGAGGCGTTCCTCATCACACCCGAACGAGGGATCACGTTCAACTGGCCGATCCACGTCATGGACCGCAAGGCCGAGGGCTGGTAAAAAACGGCGGGTAGTGGGTAAAAATCCCGCCCCAACGCGCCCCTGAGAACTACGGGTCCAAGAGCCGTGCGATCTCTTCGAGCGTCCAGGCGTGATCCGCAACGCTAGCCGTGGCGGACGTGTTGCCGTGCCGATCGACGAGACAGCGACCGCCAATGATGAACGGCGTTCCCACTTGACGCGCCGATGCCGATGTGTCAGAGTCGCTCTCGTGGTGAGTCTCATCCGCCCGGAGACCGTCTACTGTCAGACCTGTGGAGGGCTCTCCGCCGTCGTCGGAACCGGGCTCCCTGAGCCGGTCCCAGACGTCACTCGCATCTACCACGTCCGCGTGGATCTCGAGTGCGGCCACACCACCAAGATCGTGAGGCCCCGCCCATGAGTGCTCTCGGCGGTGACGAGTACATCCAGCTCGTGCTCTGGCTCGTACGCCAGCCGTGGGGATACCGCTGGCGTCCCGTTTCGACCATCGAGCCCTCTGAGGCTCTGGCATCTCCGAAGGAGGAACCATGCTCACCCCGCTAGGGAGGCTCTTCTTCACGATCTTGATGGTGCTGTGCGTCGGCTACATCCTCGGCCACATCGCCACCGCGCTTATGACCGCCGGAAACGCTCTCGGCGAGGCCCCGATGTGAGCACTCGCCCACTTCTCGGGGTGCTGGTGGAGGCCGCCGGACTCCCACTCAAGCCACCGAAGCGTGGACACCGATGGGGCCTGAAGGCCGTCGATCGCGACTTTGAGTCGTCTCGGGGGTTCGTGTGGCCATTCCCCGGTGGCAGGGCGACTAGCCCCAAGCGACCCACGCCGGGAGGCCCCTGCCCGGCGTGGGAGGGGGATGGGCTCTGCGTCGGCGTGACGGCTTGGGGGCTGGCGCAGGGAGGCCACGGGCTCACGACCGTGCTCATCGTGTCCTATACCAAGACCTACGGCGCGGACGCTGACAAGGTGCGGGTTGGCTGGGCTGATGTTCATCACGTCCTCGACGTGCCCAAGATGATCCGAGGGGCCAATCTCTTCGGGGCCGACCTCTCCGGGGCCAATCTCTTCGGGGCCAATCTCTTCGAGGCCAACCTCTTCGGGGCCAACCTCTCCGGGGTCATCCTCTCCAGGGCCAATCTCTTCGGGGCCGACCTCTCCGGGGCCAATCTCTTCGGGGCCAATCTCTTCGGGGCCAACCTCTCCGGGGCCAACCTCTCCAGGGCCAACCTCTTCGGGGCCAACCTCTCCGGGGCCGACCCGCACGGAGCCA